AATAATTATGCATAATTATTATTTACATTTTATTCATTTTCATTTTCAGACTCAATATCTTCTTTTTCCTCAGCCAGCTTACGCTTCGCCATTTTAGTGGTTAGTTTTACTAAATCCACTTTCTCATCTTCTCCTTCTTTATTCTTTAGAAGCTTTTCGCCGATAATTTTGGAAACAGCTTGAGCTTGAGCCTTTTTTTCACTTGTTGGAATCTTCATAGTTTTATTTTTTATTATATTTATTAATAACACTTTTCAAGTATTTACGCTTTTTCGTCCCCATTTCCGTCTTTAACCTACCACTGGCTTCAGATGTAGCTGTTGTCACTGCTCCCATTGTATGTTGTGGTTCTGGACATGGCATACTATTTTTCCTTTACTTTACACCCTATTTGCTTTATCTCTATATCAAATGATTCATGGGTTCTTCCTATCTCATCATTTTTCGAATGAGACATGATTTTACCCTTTACAACCAATACCACCTCATCATCAACCTCATAACCTGTTAATTCAGGTGCTTGTTTAGCATTTAGATACAATGAAGGATAATTCATCTTAACGGGACTAGAGCAAACTGGTCTGTTGCTAAATCTTTTTCTCTTAACACCAGCATTATGCAGTTTAATCCCATTTAGGGCATTATTAAGAATTTCCTTTTGTTTACTTTTAATAGACATATGTTTATATTACTATTATAGCATAAGTCCCCAACCTTTGTAGAAACTTTTAGCCTTTTATCTCCTTACTATCTTTTGCGACCTTTTTTTTGCTAGCTTGTTTAAGCTTAATTACTCCCTCTTGTAGGTCAATTAAACCAGAAATTAAACCCTGATGGCGAGCTCCCATAGTTGGTTCCTTAAAGAAATCTATGGTGTTTAAGGCATGTTGAGCTAAGATAGTACGCTCTTCAATATACCTTAAGATAGCAACCCAATAATGGGTGGATTCCAATTCAAATAAAGCTTTTTCCATGTCTTCATTTGAAAGTTCTTTAATGCGAGTTAGAATCTCATCGTCAAAATAAGTTTCTGACGCTGTTGTTTTTTTTGTGTCATTCATAGTTTTTTTTATTATTTAATAATTAGTACTTACTTAAACCCTTTAAATTACTTGGTAGATTCTTGAATGCTTTTTTAATTGTACCTCCACTACCACCAAGTAAAGAATCTCTCCAGTGCCTAGACACATTATTTAAAAGCTGTTTAAGAAAAGACCTTTTCTTGTTTTTTAATTCTTTTGATGACATAATATTATTAATTAATTAATTACTTTTGTATGTTAAGTGCACGATTTGCTAATTTAGAATCCTCACTTGGACCTGGTTTCATAGCCACATTAGTATTTACTTTTCCACCTCTATTCATTCCCCTTGGGTTAGAAGTAGGTAAAGAAATGCCCTTTGCTGTTGGAGGTGCTGCCCCTGATGCCAGTAAATTGATTGGCATACCAGCTTCAGCGAAAGCATTCTTTCCAGCCATGGCCGCGTGTGGAGATTCTCCACCCTTTCTTAACATTGATAGGGCTCCCTTAAGTACTTCTGGCGGTATTTGTTTTCCATTTAATGCTGGCGGTTCTAATCCCACTTCTCCACCGGGAGCTTCTCCCCCAGCTTGCTGTTGCATCATAGCCATCATTTCTGGAGACATTTCTCCACCTTCTGGCGGCATACCCTCTGGTGGCATTTGTTGTTCTTCCTCTGCTTTAGCAATAGCATCCAAACTCCAATTCCAATCATGTAATAATTTACTGGTAAGCTTACGAGGTTCAACGAACGGTAAGTTAATAAGAAGTTGGAATAAATCCATGTCTTGCTTTTTCTTAACATCATTTTGTCCAGCTATAGATGGTAATACTGATGCTCTATAATCGAATCTTCCCATTAAATCATCTTGTTCTATTAATGGAAATTCTACGGCACCATTCTCTCCAATAACGCGAATCTCCATATCACCTGTAAAGAACTGTCTATGCATATCTAGCCAGTATCTCATAAGGTCAGAGAATCCAGCCCCTAAGTGATTCACAAATAGTCTAACTCTTTCCAATGTTGATTCTCTCAAATGCCTTACTTCAGTAGCACTTGTACCACCATTAGCACCTACGCCCATAGAAGAGTCATCTACACCAGAAGCATATCTCATATCACCCTTCATTAGTTCCTCCTCCTTGTAAGCACTTGCCTTAATATCACTGAACTGAATCTCCTGTACACCCTTTGGGTCTACCGAGTAAATGATACCAAATGGCCTCACAACTAATTGGTCTTTATTAACATTAGCTAATGGATTAACAATCCACATTTTATGAATACTAAGAGTTACTGAATCTAAACGTTGATTCTTAACCATATTAAGCATCATTTGTGGATTTTCTAATAACATCGGTATTCCCCATCCCTCAAATTCATTAGGCATTAACAAATATGGGATAGGAATAAATGGGGCTTCTTTAAAGTCATAAATCATTGGTATGCTTCCACCCTTTAGAATTGGTACATTACTTGCTCCAACATGCACTCCATAAGCATCATCGAATGGTCTTGTCCATTCAAATACCTCGTACATATTTAATCTTGGGTCATCATTGTGCTGATAAACATCAGTTGACATACCAGTACTACTATTAGAGGTGTTAGCCCCCTTAAATACCTTATCATGAGCAGATTTTACATCATTACGTATTGACGCATAGTCAGTAAGGTCTCCACCTGGAGCTGCAAGAGCTAGCTTTAATCTCTTTGGGTCTGCGTTGGGGTATCTTCGCTTAATACTAGCCCCAGTCAAACATAAACGCTTAAACCAAAACTGCTTATCTTCTTTTGCTACATTATGCCAATCATACCAAAGCGAATAGTTATCCACCCACTCGGCGAAAGGCGCATCATAAAATACTTGTTCTCTATCTTCATATTTATATTTCTTTTCTAACAAGTCTTTTGTAGTTAAGAATTTATGGGTGCGGACATCCTTTTTCCATGAAGCCTGCATATAACCCATTCCATAAATTAATGATGCTTTCGTAACCAGTTCAGCTGTTGTATCCATTTTAGAAATTTCCCAATCATAGTCTATAAGCTGTTGTTGCTTAAGACACTTTGGTTGGTCTGCTTCCGTTCTTCCCTGAGCCGTAAACTCTGGCCTTGCATCTAAAATGCGAGGCAATAGTGTTTCAACCACAGCATGAATATACGGAACGAATACATTCGCCTGCCATTCTTGTATCTCTTTCTGTCTATCCCCAGTATAATTTACGTACAATTTGTAAGACCTGTCAAGACGAGGCTTGATTATTTGTTCAAAATATCTTCTTGCATCTTCTAATTGCAAATTGAAAATACGCATCAACTCTTCCTCTTTTTTACCAAAGTCACTTGGTGAATAAACTTGATTAGGCATATGTTTTTTTAATAATTATAATTAGTTGGTAAATATTTAGTATAATCTAATTGGTCTAGTGGTTTATCGTATAATGCTTTAAATCCTTGATAACCTATACCGCTACAAAAAATTAAGTCATCATGGAATCCCTCTTGTGCTGTCATATTATTATTCTTATCATAAACGAATACGCTCATCTCATCCAAAAGTTCTTTACTGTGTATTATCAATAGGTCATCACGCACCGCCTGTGCAAAATCATCTATCAATAGCGGTCTCGTTACTTTTGTTGTCTTCCATCCGAGCTTATCACTCCATGGTTGACCCAATACTTCAAACTTAGCTGGTCTAAAATATAACGAAGGATATAATAATTGTTTTAAAATTGTTACGGTTGTAAGTCCATGATTATTAATCTCCACAACCATTAACGCGTTATTGTACCATCTCCCCCATCTGTTTATCATTTCCCCCAATATATCTGGAGCAATCAGTCCCTTATACATTGCTACCTCTTCTCCCGTCATCCTATTCCAAATAGTAACTCCAGTATAATCTCCCCCCTCTACACCCTCAGATGTATCAACTCCTACCACATATAATACTTCTGCTTCTGGCTCGCGATATACACGTAAACCATATTTATCCACATATACTTTCTTCTTTGAACCATCTTTATATTTTACTTCATCTCCAACCTTTAATTCATTCTTACGCTGTCTTCTGATAGAGTATGCATCAAAAACAGGACGACCAGAAGCTAGAAACTCTAGCCCATATTCCTGGGCGAACCTCATCGGGTCATTCATCCTCTTTCTAATAATTTCTATCTCTTCTTCAGTATAATGAACCCACCACCCATATTCTTTTCTTACATAATCTTCCCTACCCACATCTTCCGTTTCATCCTTAGCATTCATGAACATCTGATGGTATTTATTACCTTGCCCATGTGGTGTGGATTCAATAATTATAGTCCCATCAACGGGGACAGAAGCTTCTAATACCATCATTTTCTCAGCAGCTTTTTCCCATGATGAAAGTTCGGTTATTAAACAATTGTTGATAGTATAACCCTTACCTACATTCTCTGTAGAAGGCAAAACAAGAATCTTTGAATCTAATTTTGGAAATGAAATCTCATATTTTGAATTGTAATGAATTGTTGGCTTTAAACTATCTGGAGTAGTTCTATAAAAGGTTTTAACCTTATCTAGAAGCTCGGCAGTTAAATCAGAATTATAACCAATTAAAGCCGTATTGGTACCGGGAATTGTAATGGTTCTATGGTAGAACAAACCAGTAACAGCAGTGGAAAAACCAATCTGTCTAGCTTTATTTATAATAACACGCGTATATTTTCTAACTGTGTTAAATAAATCTTTCTGTGCCTCATTTAAAATAAATGGGACTAACCCGGGTGTCTTACCTTTAATCTTACAAAGATTTTCGAGGTAAAACTTTGGGTCTCTCATCTTTCGTAATAATTCATTTCTATTCATATATACTTCTGCCTTCATCCAGCTCTGCCTTTTTTTGCTTCTTCAACTTTTCGGGAACTTCAGGAAGATTAACTTCGTAATCCTCGTCTGCTTCTTTCAACTCTTTTGGTCTTTCTTTCTCTGCATCATTTATCTTTATCAACGCATCTTCCCAATTACCACCTGTAGCTCCATCTCCTTCATATTTATCCATACCAAGAGATGTCAGCAACGTTTGATAACCCCTCAACTTATCACCCTCTTTAGCCTTTTCACTCTTACAAATTCCTTTAATACCTTTGATGATAAAACCGAAATCAATTCCTTCCTCAGCTAAAGCTTCATGATATTCCTTACGCATGGCCATCTTATCAAGGGTACGATAAACCTCGGCCACTGATTTAACACCTATTAATGTTTTCAGCTTCTTTGGGTCTTGAGTAACCTTCATGGCCTCAAGTAATAGACACTGTTGAAATGTATTCTGCCTGTTATAGGAATATAATCCTTTAACAAACACAACTGGTTTAAGCTTCATATTTATTATATTTTATGTAATTAACATAATTCCTATTAAGATAGAAAGTATAAACTTCTTCTCCCTTCTCTTCATTATAGGAATAAATATAGTTAATAACATAATCTAAAAAATTATTAT